GAAAAAAATGTCAGGTGGTATGGCGATCGGTGGTGGTCATAAAAATTACAAAATGACAGGTATGATGACTGCCAAGTATGGTAAAATGGCAAAATCAAAATAGGTTAAGGATGAAATGGCTACATCAGGAACTACAAGTTTTAATATCACGATTGATGAAGTTATTGAGGAGGCTTACGAAAGATGTGGCGTAAGAACTAATTCAGGTAACGACATTCGATCTGCTAGAAGAAGTTTAAATCTTCTATTTTCTGAATGGGGTAACAGAGGTATTAATCTTTGGAAAGTTAAATCTGAAACAACTACATTTGTAAACGGTCAAGTAACTTATAATACTCCAAGCGATTGTAACGATGTTTTAGAAGCTGTTGTAACTACAACAGGTGGAACACAACAAACTCTTACAAAGATTTCTAGATCAGAGTATATTGCAATACCAAATAAAACTGATACAGGAACTCCTTCTCAGTATTATGTAAACAGACAAATCAATCCAACTATTAGTTTATATCTGGCTCCTGATACGAGCGCAGTGACTAATATATTCTATTACTATCTTGCAAGAATTGAAGATGTAGGTGCGTACACTAATACTTCAGATATGCCATTTAGATTCTTTCCATGTATGGTATCTGGATTGGCATTTTATTTATCACAAAAGATTGCACCTGATAGAATACAAGCATTAAAATTATTATACGAAGATGAATTAAAAAGAGCATTAGAAGAAGATGGACAAAGAACATCTGTTTACATCACTCCTAATGTTTATTACCCACAAGGATCGTAATGGCTTACGCAAAAGGTAAATATTCACAATCCATCTCAGATAGATCGGGACAAGCTTTTCCATATAAAGAAATGGTAAAAGAATGGAATGGATCATGGGTACATATTTCTGAATTTGAAGCAAAACATCCTCAGCTAGATCCAAAGCCACATATGGCAGATCCTGTAGCGTTATGGAATGCAAGACCTCAAAGACCTGCACCTGTAACAGTATACTTGGATCCACAATATTGGCCAGGTCAGTTTACCTCTAATGGTATGCAGCCATCTGTAGATCCTTTAGAAGAAAACAACAAGAGACAGTTGGGAACAAGAGTAGGGAGTGTTACAATAAGTATTACATAATATGACATACGCAGAATTATTACAAAAAGTTAGAGATTACACAGAAGTTGGATCAACTGTTTTAACAGATTCTATCATTCAAGGTATGATTAGAGATGCAGAGCTTCGTATTTTTAGAGAAGTGGATGCAGATTATACCAGAGAATATGCTACTGCTAATTTAAACTTAAATTCACCATATTTGGATTTACCAAGTTCACCTGCAACTTCAGGAACTAGAACATCTATCATTGTAAGATCAATACTAGTATTTGATTCTAATCAAAGCCCTACTACAAAAGAATACTTAGAAAAAAGAGACACAAGTTTTATATTTGAATACAATTCAACAGGAGCGACAGGGGTTCCTAAATACTACGCTAATTGGAAGGAGACTACATTGATTATGGCTCCAGCTCCAGATGCTCAATACAAAGTTCAGTTAAGTTATATTTACTCACCTGATGAACTATCAGCTACGAATACAGAGACCTATGTCTCTAAAAATGCTCCTGATCTTCTATTTAATGCTGTTATGGTCAATGCATATGAGTTTTTAAAAGGGCCTATGGATATGTACAAAATCTATTCAGACAAGTATAATGTAGCTATACAAAGTTTTGCGTTAGAGCAAATGGGCAGAAGACGTAGAGACGAGTATACGGATGGGGTGCCAAGAGTTAAAATTCAAGCACCTTCACCGAATAATTAAAGATTTTAATAAGGAGAAAACAACATGGCAATATCACAAGCAGTAGCCAATTCTTTTAAATCAGAAATCCTTCAAGGTATTCATGATTTAGAATCTGGTGGTGACACATTTCAATTAGCATTATATACATCAGTAGCTAATCTTTCAGCAGCAACAACTTCATACACAACAACAAGTGAAGTAGCAGCGTCTGGACAATATGTAGCTGGAGGTGGTGTATTACAATCACAACAAGTTTCACTAGCAACAGGCGGAGTCGCAATTGTTGACTTTGCAGATTTATCTTTCACAGGTGTAACATTAACTGCGAGAGGTGCTTTAATTTACAATACAACTGAAGCTAAAAAAGCAGTTTGTGTTTTAGATTTTGGTGCTGATAAAACTGCAACTTCTGGAACGTTTACAATTCAATTTCCAAACTTTACGAGTTCGTCAGCTATTTTAAGAATCGCATAATTTTAACAGGGGGGCCTGATGGCAGATATTACAGTACAGGTATCGTCAGCAGGTCTCACTGCTTATGGAGCCGACGCTTATGGTGTCGGTAGTTATGGTGGTAACTCACAACCTACTATTCAATTACAGTCTGCAGAAGCCTACAATGTATCTGGTTGGGGTGGTATTACTTGGGGTTATGCTCAATGGGGAAATCTTAATGATGTAAGTGTACAACTTACAGGTCTTACAACTTTACAAACCTCCACAGGTGATGAAGCCGCAACTCCTAATCAAGGTTGGGGTAGATTAACTTATGGTTTTTTACCATGGGGTCAAGCTTTTGAAGACCAAACAGTTCAAGTAACAACTCCAGGAAAAGGAACTACATGGGGGTCTGATGTTTGGGGAGATGCAGAATGGGCTCAAATATCTGGAATGGATACAGACCAAGGTTCTGTTGATACTCAAATAGATGTTGCACCTTCAATTACAGGAGAAGAGTTAAATACAACAACTGATACAGCAGTTGCTGGAGCTAGTGCTGAAGTACCATTAACTGCTTTAAATGAAATACAGACATTTACAGGTAATGAGTTTGCAGGTGAAGTTGTTGTAGTTGAAGTTACTTCTCCATCTAATGATGAGTGGGGAACTGAATATTGGGGTGCAGGCCAGTGGGGTGTTGGTGATGGAGTCACTATAGCTTTAGGACAAGAGACAATTAGTGGAGATGCTAATGTTGAAGTTACTGGTATATCAGAACTAAATACAACAACAGGATCTTTAGGACAAGCTTCCGTTTACGAGTTCCCTAATCCTGCAACAGCCACAGCTTCAGTAAATAATGTATTTGGTGGTGAATTAGTTGAAGTTCAAGTTTCTACAGCCTCTGCAGTTCCGTGGGGTTATGCTCCTTTTGGAGAAGGTCAATGGGGTCAAGGTGTTGGAACAGATATAAGCATAGGTGGTGAGGAAGTAGCTGTACCTAGTGTTGAAGTTCCAGTAAATAACACTAACTTAACTATTAACTCGTTTGCTAATAATCAACCTACAGTTACAGCAGATGCTAATACCCTTCAAACAGGAGAAGAATTAACTGCAGTTTTAGGTAATGAAGATGCTATTCCTAATACACAAGTTGATGTAACAGGTATTGAATTAGGACCTATTATAATAGGTGATTTCTTAGCTGGAATTAGTGCAGAAGTTCAACCAACAGGAGTGACAGCAACCACTTCTACAGGTATAATAGGATTAAACGCATGGGAATTAGTTGATCCTGGAACAGCTCCAACTTGGACGGTAGTTGACAAGGCGGCTTAACCCAAATAAAATTAAGATATTTAATAAAGGATAAAAATTATGGCATCAAGTTATTCAACAGATTTAAAACTAGAGCTGATGGTAACAGGGGAAAACTCTGGTACATGGGGCGATAAAACAAATACAAACTTAAACTTAGTACAACAAGCAATTGCAGGTTATGAAGCTATTGATGTTGCATCAGCAGATGTAACTTTAGCTATGACTAATGCAACTTTATCTAATGCAAGAAACGCTGTACTTAATTTAACAGGAACTTTAGCAGCGAACAGAGAAGTTCTTGTTCCAGATGGAATTGAAAAAACATACATCGTAAAAGACAGCACAACAAGAGCTGGATTTACACTTACTTTTAAAACTGTAAGTGGAACAGGTGTAACAATCGTTGCAGGTAAAACTCATGTTATCTATGTTGACGGAACAAACGCAGTTGATGTGTTTTTCTTAAAAGATGTTGTGGAAGATTCTACACCGCAGCTTGGTGGGGATTTAGATGCTAACGGAAACAATATCTTAATCGATAATGGTAATTCCATTAATGATGAAAACGATAACGAACAAATTAAATTTGCAACTACTGCTTCTGCTGTAAACGAAATGACTGCAACTAATGCAGCTACAGGAAATGCTCCTGAGTTATCAGCAACGGGTGGTGACACAAACGTAGATTTAAATTTAACACCTAAAGGTATTGGAAGAGTCACTTTTAATGGTGGTGGTAAAATTCAACAATTAGCTGAGAAAGTTACTACAGAAGCGACTGCTGCTACAGGCACAGTTAATTATGATGTTTTAACTCAAGCAGTATGGAACTTTACTACGGATGCTTCAGCTAACTGGACACTAAATATTAGAGGTGATGGTTCAAACACATTAAATTCAATTATGGATATTGGAGAATCAATAACAGTAGCACATATCGTATCTCAAGGTGCAACTCCATACTACAATTCAGCTGTACAAGTTGATGGTAGTTCAGTTACACCAGAATGGCAAGGTGGAGCAGCACCAACAGCAGGAAACGCTAGCTCACTTGACGCTTATACATATACTGTTATAAAGACTGCAGATGCTACATTTACAGTGTTAGCTTCTCAAACACAGTTTGCATAATAGGAGGATTATAGAAAAATGCCAATTATCGGTTCATTCGCAGCAGGAGGAGTAGGAGGCTTTGGTCAAAGAAAAGGCGGAGCAGTAATATATGAATTTCAATATTTAGTTGTCGCTGGAGGCGGCGGCGGCGGAGCCGGAGGCGGAGGCGGAGCGGGAGGTTTTAGAACTTCTGAAGATTCCTCTACTTTAGAATTAGAAGCTGGCGAATACACAATTACAGTTGGTTCAGGTTCAGGACCTGTTCCAGGAAACGATAGTTGCCCAAGAGGAGGCGATTCAGTTTTCAGTACAATTACTTCAACAGGTGGCGGTGGAGGTGGTTATTATAACCCAGAAGCTCCTGGTGGAAGTGGTTCAGTTCAATTCCCTGCAGCTACAGGTAACACTCCTCCAGTTAGTCCCCCTCAAGGTAATCCTGCGGGACCACAAATTCAATCTGGCGGTGGCGGTGCTGGTGGCCAAGGAGGAACATCTACTCCAGGCGGAGGACCTGGTG